AAGCGCACCTACAGCCGCGAACAATACGCTTCCATGGATCCTGCCGCTCAAGCAAAAGTGGCTCAGGAAGCAAAGGAAGGCAAGGCAGAGATCACGGACTGATCACTTTGCCGTGACCCGGATGGGGAGCGGCGCACCTGGTCGGATGACCAATCAATCTACCAATCCCCATCTGTAAATGAGGTTATTTAATCATGGCTAATACCATTACAAATCTGATTCCGGACATTTATGCCGGTCTGGATGTTGTATCTCGCGAGCTGGTTGGTTTTATTCCGGCCGTAAGTGCAGATATGACATTTGAACGTGCCGCAGTTGGTCAAACTGTGCGCTCTCATGTTGCTCCTGCCGCCACGGCAAGTGACATTTCACCGAACGTGACACCGCCTGATGACGGCGATCAGGTAATCGGTAACGTCAACATGCAAATCACCAAGTCGCGCCGAGTGCCTGTCCGCTGGAATGGCGAGCAATCTCTCGGGCTGAACAACGGTGGTCCTGGTCGAGCCAATATCATGCGCGATCAGTTTGCTCAGGCAATGCGAACGCTGTGCAACGAAGTGGAGGCCGACTTGGCCGGACTGCATGTTTTCGCGTCTCGCGCCTATGGTTCTGCTGGTAGCGCACCTTTCGCAACGGCAGGCGATTACTCAGACGGCTCCAACGTCCTGAAGATCCTGAAGGACAATGGCGCCCCCGGTGATCGTAATCTGGTGCTTGATACTACTGCAGGCGCTTCATTCCTTGGCAAGCAGGCCAAGGTGAACGAAGCGGGTACCGACACTATCCAGCGTCAGGGCATCTTGCTGCCACTGCACGGTATGGATATTCGCGAGTCAGCCCAGGTAGTGACTTCAACAGCGGGTACTGGCGCAAGCGCAACCACTGATAATGCTGGTTACGCAGTAGGTGCTACAGAGATCACTCTGGCATCCGCTGGTACCGGCACCATCCTAGCTGGCGATGTGATCACCTTTGCAGGCGATGCTAACAAGTATGTTGTCGCCTCGGGCGATGCTGACGTATCAGGTGGCGGCACAATCACTCTGGCCGCTCCCGGGCTGCGTAAAGCAATTGCCGCCTCTGCGACCAACATCACTGTTGTGGCGGCGGCTGCTCGCAACATGGCGTTTGCTCGCTCTGCGATTGCTTTGGCAACTCGCGCTCCAGCCCTGCCTGAGGAGGGTGACTCTGCTGATGACCGCATGATCTTCACTGATCCGCGCTCCGGCCTGAGCTTTGAAGTCTCCATGTACAAGCAGTACCGTCAGGTGCAATACGAAGTCGCATTGGCCTGGGGTGTTAAAGCCGTCAAGACTGAGCATATCGCTCTGCTGCTTGGCTAAACCCAATGAACTGCCGGGAGGGGTTCGCCTCTCCCGTTAATTCATACAAAACAGGATGACCAAGTTATGAACACGTTAAAAGTGAAGCCTTGGGGTAAAGGCCAGGGTGACTATGTCCTCATCAATGAGGAAGACTTTGACCCGGAAGTACATGAGAAGCTGGATGACACAGGCGCCGGGTCGAATACTGGCAACAAGGGTCCAACCGTGAAAGAGATCAAAGCGATCCTTGAAAACGGTGGTGTTGATATTCCAAAAGACGCCAAGAAAAAGGAAGACTTTGAAGCCCTGCTGACTGATCATACTGCCTCAGTCAAAGAAGAGCTGGCAGCCGCAGAGGTCGAGTTTGATGAAGGTGCAAGCATCGAAGACCTGCAGGCTATGCTGAAAGCTCACAAAGAAGGCCAGAACGGCCAGTGAGCACATCGCAACTTGCATTCCAGGTGATTGCAAATGATCCCGGCATTCGGACCATTTTAGATGTGGGCTCGGGTGCTGGTGATCACGCCAAAGCATTTCGCGAGGCCGGGAAGGAGGTGACCACTGTGTCGCTGATTCCGCCGGCTGATTTTGTCGGATTCGATTACCTTGATCTGAATTTCGGTGATGAGAAGTTTGACTGCATCTGGGCGTCACACGTCCTTGAACATCAGCCGAACGTGAACGCCTTTCTGAAGAAATGTAAAGCTGACCTGAAACCGGAAGGTGTTCTTGCTGTAACGGTACCACCGTTGAAGCATGCCATTGTTGGCGGCCACCTGACGCTCTGGAATGCAGGGCTGCTTCTGTACAACCTGGTGCTTGCCGGGTTCGATTGCTCAAAAGCCAAGGTGAGAACCTACGGCTACAACATCAGCGTCATTGTCGGCAATAAGACTGTCCCGCAGGAGGTGATTGATTCACTCCACATGGACAGCGGCGACATTGAGAAGCTGGCTAAATTCTTTCCCTTCCCGGCGAGGCAGGGCTTTGACGGAAACATTCAGGCGGTGAACTGGTGAAAATTGCACTGTATACCAAACGCAACGATTTCTTTATGGTAATGCTGGCCATGTCGCTTGGCCGGGCCGGACATGAAACGATATCAATTCATCGTGATAAATGGGCCGAGCGGGACATAGACGCTGACCTGGTGTTCGTTCATGGTATCCGCTCGGATATCATCGAATCGCACAAAGGCAGGCCAGTGTTTGTCATCGAGTCTGGGTACATGAAGCGGGTCAATACGCCAGCAGAGAAGCAGATCGGACATTATCAGATTTCATACGGCCGACTGAATAACCCGCCTGCATTCGATTGCCCGGCAGACCGATTTGAAAAACTGGATGTCGCGCTCGACAAAGCAGTTCGCAAGAAAGGGTATGCGCTACTGATCGGGCAAGTCCCCGGTGACTCTGCCCTGGGCGGCATTGACCAGGCCGAGTACCTGCTGAGCAAGGCTGCTGAATACGAAGCGGCGGGGTATGAGGTCAGGTATCGTGCCCACCCTTGTGGTGGTGTTGATCTTCCCGGGTACCCGACACTGCCAGGCACCCTTGATGAAGCCCTGGAAGGCGCTGGCGTTGCGATCATGTATAACAGCACCACAGGGTTCGAGGTGCTGCGTAAAGGCATCGCTGTTGATTGTGCGCCCTGTGCGGCATACTACGAGCTTGCTGGCGAGAAATGCCCTGTGATCGCAGATCGAAAAGCATTCTTTGCGCGAGCGGCTTACGGTCAGTGGCGCATTGATGAAACCGCCCAGGCGGTGGACTTCATTTTGAATAAGTGGCTTCCAACACTATGACCATCATTGTTGAAGACGGCACCATTGTAACGGGTGCGAATAGCTGGGTCAGCCGCGAAGATTTCATTGCCTATGCGGATGCCCGGGGTGTGACAATCGCTGACGAAGATGCCAGTGACGCGCTGCTGATCAAGGCCTGTGATTACATCAACTCACTGGAGCCTCGTATTCAGGGCGCAATGGTACAGCGTGACCAGCCGACAGCCTTCCCCCGAACAGACCTTTTCATAGAAGGCTGGTCTTGGTCCAGTAATGAGATTCCGCGACAGGTGATCAGCGCACAGCTTGCCCTGGCTTTGGAAATCAATGCAGGTGCGGATCCGTTCAATCCTCCCGACGATTTACCAGTAGTAGAAGAGCGGGTAGAAGGCGCTATCACCATTAAGTATGCCAATCCCTCAACCGTCACAAAGGTTTCAAAAAACCAATCTAGTGACGCAATCATCAGAACTTTCCTGAAACGCAGCGGATTATTTGCTGTTCGAGCCTAAAATATGAGCGCATTAAAAAACAGGATGGCAGCAGTTGCTGACAGACTGATAGATAGTTATGGCTTTGATTCGGTAATTCGTAGAATAACTGGCGGCGGTATTGACCCGGTTACCGGTGCAGACACTTCTGAGACTACTGACTATGATGTTAAGGCGGTTGCAAAATCAGTTGATATCGCTCGTCGTGACGCAACAATAATCCAGGCAGGCGATCGACTCTATGTGATTACATCGGCTGTCGAGCCAATGAACGGTGATAAGTTCAAAGTTGATGACCGTTACTGGGATATCGTGAACTGGGAAATAAAACAGGTCCAGGACGGCGCTGTCGCTTACATTATCCAGGTGAGGTCATAGCAGTGGGCTTCATGGCTGACATGAACCGTATATCGAAGCGGATTAACAGCGATCTGGATCAGCTTGGCCGGGCAGTGAAAATAGAAACCTTTTCTGGCGTTATTCGTGACACAAGAGTTGACACGGGTAGAGCCAGAGGAAACTGGCAGGCTAGCGAAGAGCGGCCTGTCACTTCAGAGATTGAGAGGTTCGACAAAACAGAGAACGGCCAGCCAACTATTGATGAAGAAACCAGCAAGATCAACGGAATATCGCTGAGCTATCTGACCAACAATCTGCCATATATTGGAGTGCTGGAAGAAAAGGACGCCATGGCTGCGAGGAACGTCCAGCGGGTGAAAGAAAACCTCAGTCGCATGGCGGGACAATTTAATCGATGAATATCAAAGTTGACCAGGCGCTTGTCTCATCATTCATTGCTGGCAGCTTTGGGCTGCCAATTGCGCACGAGAACCTGAAATACACACCGACAACCGGCACGGCCTACGCTGAAATAAAGGTGTTTGATTCCGACAAGATGCCAGAAACAGTGAACACCGCAGACCGACAAATCGGTATGTTCCAGGTTGTTCTGAGGTACCCGACAAACAGCGGTGCCATCGTGGCAAAGACCAAAGCCGCCGAAATTCTTGATCATTTCAAACTGTACTCAATCCATGAATATTCCGACCAGAAAGTCAGGATTACCGAGCACAAAAGAGGGCCCGGTTACCCTGAAGACGGTTGGTACAAGATCGTGCTGAGAATGTCATTCCTGGCGTTCACTCCGCGATAGACGGCACTGCCGCACTTCCTAATGGCTCACTTCGGTGGGCTTTTTTTATGTCCAAAATATGAGGTGACATTATGTCTACTGATTTTATGCCCACGGTGGGCACTGAGATTGCATTCT